AAAAACACAAAATTATATTTTCACTAATTAAACAATATGTGGAGGAATATAATAATCTTCCAACATTAAGAAATATTGGTGAAATTATTAAAGGAAACAAATTACATACAAAAGAACAAAAGGATGCTTGGATAAACGAATTATCAAACATCCATAAAGATTATAAAAATCTTCTTGATGGTAAAGAAAGAAATGATTTTGACTTTATCAAAAAAACAACCAATGCATTCATTCAGGTTCAAGAACTAAAAAACTTATCAGAAGGTGATATTAAAAACATTGTAGAAAGCAATGATTTGGTAATGCTTGATAAGGTTCTAGAAAAGATTCGTAAAATTATTAATATTGGTACTGAAGATGAAGACCCTGATGATGTAGAAGATTTTGATGAAACTTTATTTACGCAGCGTTATAGGGATTTTATATCTACAGGTCTTTCAGAACTTGATAAAATCATTACAGGTCTTCCAAAAGGCAAACTTGGAATGATTCTAGCAGGTCAGGGTGTAGGTAAATCCACAATCCTTACCAACTTCTCTGTAAATGCTTTTAAGCAAGGTAAAAAAGTACTGCATGTAATCTTTGGTGAAAACGAAGTAAGAGATGTAAAACTTTTAGTATCTACTGCACTTACAGGACTTAGTTTCAAAGATGCTCAAAAAAACCCTGAAACAGCAACCCAAAAAGCAAAAGATGAAATCGCAAAAATTAAATCAAAACATCTTGGTTTAATTAAAATTATGCGATTCCCATCCAATGAAATGACAGTTCCTAAGTTGAAAAATTGGATTATCAAGTATCAACAAAAGGTCGGTTATAAATTTGACCAAATCAATATTGACTATGTTGATGAGATGATATCACATCTTTCAAATCAAAATAATCCATATCAAGGCGAAAAAGAAGTTGTTGCAGCTATTCTTGATATGTTTGTTGAATTTGATATTTGCGGTTGGACAGCAACACAAGCAAAGAAAGAATCAAACAATAAAAAGATGCTTGATTTAAATGATTCAGGTGGTTCTGTTGCAAAGGTAAAGAAAGCGCAAGTTGTACTCACTATTGGTCGTGATAGCGAAGATAGGAATAATAACCGTGCTACTTTCCATCTTGCTAAATCAAACATTTCACCATCAGGTCATATTTTTGAAGACTCAACCTTTGATACTGCACATATGAGGTTTGAGTTATCAGCACCAACAGGTTCAGTTGTTGAACAATTTGATGATGATGAAATTATTGATACCGATTATGATGAGGTCCAAGACACAAGACAACTTCTTACTGAAAATAAAAATCAAAAATCTGAGTTAGAATTGTTAAAATCATTATGATAAATAACAATCTATACTTTTATAGAGCAAAGACACCCTCAACTAAAGAGGGTGTTCTTGCTTTACAAAGATGGAAAGAAGATTTATTACTTGATTTACCAAATCAACATATTGCATTGAAACTTGAATCAATGCATAATTATATTTATAATAATTTTCACAATAGAAGAGAATTAAGAAATTCAAAAAGAGTTATAAACTTTGTTTATGATTTATTTTTTGAACTTTACGGAAGAAATAATTATTTAAATGAAATCTATTTAGTAAAGTCTTTTGATAGGTTTATATCGGACCATAAACATGTATTTTTCTCTCATGATGAAGAGAAAATTATACTCTATTTAAACATTTTTATTGAAACTTACTAATTACATGAAAGAATTAGTATGAGAACCATTCTTCCTAAAAATGTTAAAATTGACCCTGTTTTTGATGAGAAATCGAATGTAGAACTAATCGAAGATATTCATAATGAAGTTTATTCAGCACATGATTTACTTTTAAATGAAGCAAAGAAAATATTGGAAAAACCTATTGATGAATCAAAAGTTGAAGATTATCAAAAGTTAATCAATTTAGGTTTTAATAATGAGAAGAATATCTCAAATTATAAGGAAGAAATTAAAAAGATTGAAAAATCTAAAAAGATTAAATCAACTATTGAATATTACTCATTTAAATATCCATTCAATAAATTTATTAACGAAGAATCAGTAGTTAAAGTTTGTGAAAAATATGGTTTACTTTTAACCAATGTTGATAGATTTATTGGAAGTATCCCCGAAACTAATCAAAAAGAAATTATCAACTTTAAAGTTGATAAAATTGACCTTCCGTATTCATACACTAAAGAATCTGAATATACAATTGGTACAGGATTGTTAATTGTAGCAACAAAAGACCAATTAAATATGAAAAATGCAAGAGTTCAAGGTCATAAATTGGTTGATATTGTTAAAGAAGACCCAATCGTGCTTCAGCCTGTAAAAGAGGGTTATTTAATCATTAGTGCTTGGGGTATTGAAGCATCAGATAAAGAAGTACAAAACCCAAGGTTTAATTAAAAATATTGTCATATATTTGACAATATGAAAGTTTTTTATTATTGCCCAAATATGAACACACCATCAGGTGGAATGGGTGTTTTATTTAAACAGGCAAAAATTCTTGCAGATAGTGGATACGAAGTTGTTCTTCTCTATGAGGGTGATGCAGAATTTAACCCAACTTGGATGGAATTTAGTATTACACACATTCCAAAGTTAAGAATAAACGGTATAGGAAGCATCAGAATCGATTCAAATGACCTTTTGGTAATACCTGAAGGATTTGGTAATTTGATTGATTACACAAAGAATATGAAGTGCAAAAGGACAGTTCTTGCACAGAGTTGGATTTACATTTATACATCAATGCCACAACCAAAATCTTGGAAAGAATCAGGCATCGAAAGAGTTATTAGTGTATCACAAGGTATAACTGAATATATTCAGAAGTATATGCCCGGAATTCAGGTTGACCAATATAAACAATCTATAAGTCCAATATTTAAATCAAATTTGGATAAAGCATTTAGGGTTTGTTTTTCTTCATCAAGGTCAAATACGCAACAAATGAATACACACAATCTTATTAGTATTGTTAAATCAAGTGATAAGAGATTAAGAAATGTTCAGTTTGTTGAATTAAAAGGAATGTCAAAACAACAATTTGCAAATGAACTTGCTGATTGTGCTTTTTGTCTTTATACTGATGAAATTGCAGGTTTTGGTACTCTTCCATTAGAAGCAATGGCTTGCAACACTCATGTTATTGGGTTCTCAAACATTGGTAATGGAGAATATGTAAGAGAAGATAATGGATTTTGGTGTCAAAATGGTGATTACCACACACTTACCGATAAACTTATTCAACAATTAAATATTTTTCTTGATGGTTATGAGTATGGTGAATTATGTTTACATGAAACCAATACCGCTTCAGAATATAATGAAGAACAAGAAAAAAATCGTATTTTAGAAATATTTCAAACTTATAAATAATATGCTTTTAAATGCAATAATTTTTTCAAAAGATAGACCAATGCAATTGCATTTACTATTAGAGTCTATTTTAACAAATTTTGATGTCGAAGATTTTAAATTAAATATTCTCTATAAAGCATCTAATGATGAATATAATAGAGGTTATAATACGGTTAGAGATTTGTTTCCTCAGTTTACATACAAAAAAGAAGAATCATTTAAAGAAGATGTGTTATCTTTTTTTAACGATTCTGAATATACAGTATTTTTTACTGATGATGATATAATTTATAAATATTTAAAGATTACTAAAGATGAAATGCAAAATATTTTCTCATTTAGTGATGCAATTTGTTTTTCTCTTAGATTGGGTTTGAATACAACAAATTGTTATACGATGCAAAGATTAAATAAAATAGAATATTATAAAACCCATTCTTTCTATCATGATATAACTTTAATTGAGTCGATTATTTCATGGAAAGTTAAAGATGGTACAAATGATTATGCATATCCAATGTCAGTAGATGGACATATTTTTAAAACTGATTTTATTAAAAATTTATGCGAAGTATTAGATTATTCTAATCCAAATTTATTTGAAGCCATGTTGTCAAATTTTGGTAGAAGTGAAATGATTATTTCATCATATGAACATAGCAAACTTGTTAATTCACCCATTAATAGAGTACAGGAAACATTCCAAAATCTTTCAGGACTTAAATATAAATACACATCTGAAGATTTAAATGAAATGTATTTAGATGGTGTAACACTTGATTTTAAAAAAATGAATTTTGAAGAAATTAATGGTTGTCATCAAGAAATAAGACCAATTTTTAAAGTAAATGCAGAATAATTTTTTAATAGTAAGTGCATTTCGTAATGCTGCTCCTTTTATAGAAAGATGTGTTGGTTCAATTATATCTCAAGATTATAAAAATTATCGTGTTTTATTTATTGATGATGCATCAACAGATGAAAGTTTTGAGTTAATTGATGAGTATAATAAATTTATAAAAATTAAGAATGATGAAAATAAAGGTTTATTGTACAACTACGCACATTATCTCCCATTATATGCAAATGATGATGACATAATTGTTGTTGTAGATGGTGATGATGCTTTACATGGAAATAAGTCACTTAGTTATCTAAATGATTTTTACAATGAAAATGATTGTATGGTTACATATGGTCAATCAATTTGGACTGATGGAAGAAAAGGATTTGCAAGACCATATACAGAACAAGAATTCAAAAATTTAAGAAAAACTCAATTTATAGCATCTCATTTGAGAACATTCAAGTATAAATGCTTTAAAGAAATATATAATCAAGACCCTGAACTTAATTGTTTTAAAGATAGTAAAGGTGAATTTTTAAAAGCAGCACCCGATGTTGCCATAATGTTTCCTGTAATGGAAATTGCAGGATTTGAAAAAGTAAAATATATTGATAAAATTCTACATCTTTATAACTTTCATAACCCATTATCAGAGCATAATGTTCATCAACAATTACAATGGGATTGCCATGCAATCGTATCAAATAAAAAACCTTTTAAAAAATGCTTTTAAATTTAACACAACTTAAAGAAAAATACAACCTAAACATTGATGGTGTTATACATATTGGTGGTCATTGGGGAGAAGAACACAATCTTTATAAATCATTAAATGTAAATAATATTATTTATTTTGAACCATTACCAACAAATTTTGGTGTTCTTAGAAACAAAGTTAAAGATGAAGCAATTTGTATAAATAAAGCATTAGGTTCTCAAAAAGGAGAAATGAAAATGCATGTTGAATCTAACAATCAAGGACAATCCTGTTCTTTTTTAAAACCAAAATTACATTTAGAACAATATCCTCATATTGTATTTGATGATGAAGAAATTGTTGAAATGGATTTGCTTGATGAAATTCAAGAAATAAAAGAAAAAACATATAATTTTATTAATATTGATGTTCAAGGTTATGAATTAGAAGTTTTTAAAGGTGCAAAAGAAACACTTAAAAATATTGATGCAATTATTTCTGAAGTAAATCGTGCTGAAGTTTATGAAAACTGCCCAATGGTAGAAGAATTAGATGAATTTTTAGCACCTTATGGTTTTAAAAGAGTTGAAACTTCTTGGGATGGTCATACATGGGGTGATGCTTTATATATAAAAAAATAAATGGATAAATTATTTATAAAAGACTCTTTATTTTCACATACTTTTTCAAGTAGTTGGCATAATAAACCAACAAATTTTGAATGGGTGAGAGATTATAATCATGAATATTTAATATTAACCGATGATAATGTTTTTGATATATCTCTTTATGAGAATAAAAAATTATATGCTTGGTTATTAGAATCACCTTTAATAAAATCAAAATCCTATGAATTTATTAAAGAAAATCATGATAAATTTGAAAAGATATTTACTTTTGATAAAGATTTATTAGTTTTATCCGATAAATTTATATTTACACCAATTGGAGGTTGTTGGATAAGAGATAATGAAAGAAAAATTTATGACAAAAATTTAAATATTTCAATTATTTCATCAAATAAAAGACAATTATTTGGTCACAAACTTAGACACAATATCATAAATACTTTCTCAGAAGATTTTAATATTGATATATTTGGTGGTGGTTATAATTTTATAGAAAATAAAATAGAGGGTTTAAAAAATTATAAATTTTCGATAGTTGTAGAAAATTGTAAATCAGATTTTTATTTTACTGAAAAAATAATTGACTGTTTTCAAACAGGAACAATACCAATTTATTGGGGATGTCCAAGTATAAATAATTTTTTTAAATTAGATAAGAATTTTATATTTGATAATTTAGAAGAATTAGAAAATATTTTAAAAAAAATACAAAATAAAGAAATACTATATAATGATTACTTTAATGACGTATTGTATAATTACGAAGAATCAAAAAAATATCTTATAGCTGATGATTTGATTTATAGTAAAATTTTTAAAAAAATATGAAATATTATATTGTAGGAAAATCGGAAAACTTTACGGCAACCAAAGAAAAAGATACAGATTCATTAGAAAAATATTGGGAATTAGGTTGGGAAATTGGTGTCAGCAGAGTTGCAATAATTCAAAAACTTCTAAATAATGAAATATCAAATGAAGATACAACTGTAGTAACATTGAAAGATAGAATGTTTATGTATCAAAGTATTTTTAAAAATGTTATTTCATATGAAGATTTTATTAACTTGAATCACTCTGATATTGAAATAGTAACTTCATTATCAGAACATGATTATATGATAGAAAATCATATGTATCCTGTTGATATGTCAAACACTAAACTTATTGAAAAAATTTTAGATACGAAAAAAGAAGTAATTACAGAAAATTTAAGTAAGCCATTTTTTATGATTCATTATCGTGAAAGACCTTGGTGTAATTATAGAAATATTTCACATGATGATTATATTAGAATTATAGAAAAAATTAATAGTTTAGGATTTGATTTTTTTGTTTATGGTAAAAACTCGGAATCAATTGGTAAAAAATATAACAAAAAGGAATTAACACTATCTGAAGCTAATACATACTTATCTCATGATAATTGTGTTGGTGTAATCGGACCATTAAGCGGTGGTACAATGATATCAGTTCTAAGTTGTAAAAAAACGCATCATGTTTTAGATGTTGGTTTTCAAAATAGAAATGACCACCCATTATATCATGGAATTGCAACTAATTTTATTGGTGCTAATATTATAAATTATAATTTTGTTGATGATTTTATAAAAAATGTATAAAAATATGGAAATAGGAGAAAAAATAGAAGAAATTATTAAAAATAAAGTTCACGAAATTTTAAATTTTAATAAAAATGTTGAATTACCAAATGATATTATTGAAACAGATAATATTGGAGAAGTCATTGAAAAATTAGCAATTCTACATTGTAGAATGTGGTATTTAGAAGATGCAATGCAGGATTCAAAAAGCGATTCTGAACTTGCTGATTTAAAAAGAAAAGTAGACATTTGTTTTAAACAAAAAAGACCAAAATATGTACAAGCTATAAACAGAATGATTGATGGTGCTATCGTAAATAATAAATCTCTAATAGAAGATTCTGTTAAAAAATATAAAGGTATTAATGAATAATTTAATAATTGGTAACACAGCCCAACTAAATTATTTTTTTCCAAAAGAATATGATAGAATCTCATCAAGAGATATAAATTATTCTGTTATTAAAGAAAAAAAATACCATACAATATTTTTATTATTTGCGGAACAAAGAACATTTTTAAATGAAAATGAAAAATTTTTTATTGATGTAAATTTTAATTATACTTTAAAGGTTATAAACAATATAAAAGATTATTGTGAAAAAATAATAATTTATAGTACTTCAGAATTGTGGAATGATTATGAAGGTAAAGTTTCTTTAAAAATGCCATTTAAATATAATTATACACCATATATAAAATCTAAAGAATTATTATCAATACACATAAATGAAAATAAAGAAAAATATAAAAATGTTCATATAATCTATCCATTTAATTTTAATTCACCACATAGAAAAAACGGTTTTTTATTTAGCAAAATATTTGATTCTATTATTAATAAAAACAAAAATATTATTGGAAATATCTCTTTTTTAAGAGATATTATACATCCATCAGTACTTGCTAATGAATCAATAAAAACAAATAAAGATTTATTAATTGGTAGTGGTGAATTAATAAATATTAAATCTTTTGTAGAAGATTTATTTATATTAAATAATTTAAATATAAACGATTATATTTCATTTGATGAAAATAATAATTTAAAAAACTCAAGAAAAAATTACTTCTCAGAAATTCCTTACTCAAATTATAAAGAATTATTAAATTTAACATATTATGATACACAAAAAAATACCTTTAGTTAAAGATACTGTTGATAAAAATGATATAAAAAATTTAATCAAGTGGTTAAAGACAAATCCAAAATTAACAAAGGGCGATTTAACAGTTGATTTTGAAAAAAAATGGTCTGAATGGCTAGGTGTTAAGTATTCAGTTTTTTTAAATTCAGGTTCATCAGCAAATTTAGCAATGATTTATTCACTTATTCTATCAAATAGATTAAAAAATAATAAAATCATAGTACCTGCCGTTTCTTGGGTTACAACAGTCACACCTGCAATGCAGTTTGGTCTTCAACCAATTATGTGTGATTGTGATAAAGATAATTTAGGGCTAGATGTTGAACATTTAAAAAAACTAATAGTAGAACATAACCCATCTTCTCTAATTTTAGTTCATGTATTGGGTATATCAAATAGCATGGATGAAATTGTTAAATTGTGTGAAGAAAATAATATTATTATTTTAGAAGATACATGTGAAGCAATTGGTAGTAAGTACAATGATAAAAAATTAGGTACAATAGGTTCTATGTCATCATTCTCTTTTTATTTTGGTCATCATATGTCAACAATAGAGGGTGGAATGGTATCAACAAATGATTATGATTTATATTTATTATTGTTATCTATAAGAAGTCATGGTTGGGATAGGGATTTACCGGAAATAGAAAAAGAAAATTTTAGAAAAAAATATAATGTTAGTAATTTTAGAGCATTATATACTTTTTATTATCCCGGTTTTAATTTAAGGTCAACAGATTTACAAGCATTTATTGGTTTAAATCAATTGAAAAAAATTGATAATATAGTAGAAAAAAGGGAAAATAATTTTAGAATTTATAATTCTTTATTAAAAGATTCACTTTGGAAAATTAAAGAACCTAAAAATAGTTTTGTGTCTAATTTTTCATATCCATTAATTGTAAAAAATATTAATGAATTAGTTCAAGAGTTACAAAAAAATAACATTGAATGTAGACCTTTAATATGTGGGTCTATAAATGAGCAGCCTTTTTGGTATGAAAAATATGGTAAATTTGATATACCAAATGCTAAAATAATACATGAAAATGGCTTATATTTACCAAATAATCCCGATATGAAAAAATCAGAAATTAAATTTATCTGTAAAATCATTAATAAATATGCTCAACCATATTAATTTATATAATATATATCATTACGGTGATATTTTTTATTCTAGAACACTAATAAATCTATTAGTAAAAAATGGGTTTACGGTTAATTTTTATCATAATTTGAATTTTGGTATATTAGAAGATATTGAAAATTGTAATGAATTTTCTAGATTACAGATACCAAATAATTCAATAAATACATGGTTAGGACAAAATGGTGCGCTTGATGAAAATGGTTGCTCTTTTGCTGCGCATAAAAATCTAGCTGAAAAAATTCTAGAAACATATGGTATAAAAAATATTCCCGAAGAAGATTTTTTACCTGAAATTTTTTATGATAATTTAAGCGGAAAGGAAAAAATACATAATTTACTATCTATATTAAATAATAGAAAATTAGTTTTAATATGTAATGGTCAAGTAAATTCAGGACAATCAGATAATATTGATTTTTATACATTAATAAATGATATATCAGATAAATATCCTGAATTTTTATTTATCGTAACAACACCAATAAATATTTTCAAGGAAAATGTTATTTTTATTGGTGAATATACTAAAAAATTACCTGATTTATTGTTAATTGGTTACTTATCTACGTTTTGTGATATAATAATTGGAAGAGCATCAGGACCTGTATGTTATACCCATACAAAAGAAAATCTAATGAACCCAAATAAAACTTATATCTCATTTACAGTTAGAGAACATGAAGGTAAATGGTATTGCAGGTCAAAAGCAAAACAAATTTGGTCAAATAGCACAGATAAAAATATTTTATTTGAAATTATTTCTAATGAATTACAAAATAAATTGTCATAATAGATACGCAGGATTTTTTTCTGATTTAGTTCATGGTATTTTACCATCAATAATTTATTTATCTGATAATAAAACAGATAATTTTAATGTAAATTGGAAAAGCTATTTTTATACAACAACAGAACTAAATTTATTTGATTATTTTTTTGATTGCAATAAAAATTTTGAAATATATAATAAAGAATTAAATATGGGAAATTGCCCATATGGAATTTATTTTGAATTTAATAACACACATGAAAAACTATTAAGAGGTAGTGAAGTTATTAAAGAAATAAAATTATTAGAAAGTAATTATATTAAAAATATTAAACTACCATTTTCAGAAAATGAAAATATTTTAGGTGTACAACATAGAAAAACAGACCATTCGGATGTTGTTAGAATTTTATCAAATGAAGAAATTATAAAAACTATTGAAAAAGAATTTATTAAAAATTCATACGATAAAATATTTTTGATAACTGATGATGAATACAGTTTAAATGATTTTAAAAATCATTTTCAAGACAAATTAACATATAATGAATGTTTTAGAAGTAATTCAAATACAGCAATACATTTTCATAATAATTTACCTTTTAATAGAATAAAATTAGCAGAAGAAGTATTTAATGATTCTTTTTGTTTATCAAAAACAAAATTTAAAATGATTTGCAATAGTAATGTGTCTACATTTAGTTTATTAGCAAATTATGACAAAAATAACTACCTTTATTTAGATAAAATATGAAAGTAAAATTACCTATAATATTTGGCGAAGACCCAATAAATTTTTTAAATTTTGAAAGTATTAATACTACAGATACTGATAATATTGAACTTCATATCGATTGTAGAGATTTTATTAAAGAAAAAGATAAATTGTATTTTTGTTTAGATTTTGAATTACCAAATGGTTTTACTGTAAGACATGTTAGACATGAGTATTTAAATATTTATGAAAATAAATATGATAAAATATTTACAATATGTCCATATACAGTTAAAATAAGAAATGAAATTTTAAAAAGAGAATTATACGAATATTGCTACTATCCATCTCCATCTACTTGGACAACAAAAAATGATAAAATTTATGATTTAATTTATACAGGCAGTTTTTCAAACTATTTTGTACCAAGTCAAATTATTAATTATAATTATATTGTAATTAATAGACTTGGTGGTATGTATACAAATATTTCTGATGTTTCCTTTCAAGAAAAACTTAATTTCATTTCAAAATCAAAAATCGCAATTGTACACAATTCATTACCACAAGTTGATATTGACTCATTTAATGATGGTTTAGGCTATACACACGAAGATTTTATAAAAATTGGTAGCAGCAATGGTGGGCCATCTATTACACAACATAAATCAAGAATTATTGAAGCTGCTAGATGTCGTACTTTATTATTATGTAGAAAAGATAGCTTTAACATTATTGAAGATTTTTTAATACCAAATGTTGATTTTATATATTTTGATGATGATAATTTCAAAGATATAGTTGATGATATTTTAGGAAATTATGAAAAATATGAAACAATGATTGAAAGTGCTTATAATAAAGTTGAAAACTTATACAACATTAAAAACTTTTACAAAGATTATATACAAAAATATGGAAAGGAAATATTTACCAACATTTAGCGAATTAATTGATAGGTTATCAATTGTTCAATTAAAAGAAGTCTTTATATCACAACATAAAGATTCTTATTCAGAAGAAATAAAAGATATCTTGCACGATATTCAAGTTATTATTGATAATAATGATGTAAAATTAAATTCAGAAATTATTAGAGCAGTAGTTGTTTTATCACAAATGAACCTACATATTTGGCATAACGAATCAAATTATCGTAAAGGTATAAAAGATGGTAATAATCTAGAATTGACTCATGGTTTGAATGGAATTAGAAATACAGCAAAAAATAAAATACAAGAATCGATAGGTGGTCGTAAAGATTATAAAATTGATTGTTTGGCAGCAGAATTCAAAGATTGGGAAATTAGTTGGTAATATGAAGATATTGGTTATTGGAGAATCTTGTAACGATGTCTATTGTTATGGTTCTGTAAACAGATTAGCACCTGAAGCACCTGTACCTGTTTTACAACCTATTAAAAAAATAGAAGTCGGAGGGATGGCTATGAATGTTTATGAAAATTTAAAATCTTTAAATATAGAATGCGACATAGCAACTAATAAAAATTGGAAAGAAATCACTAAAAAAAGGTTTATAGATGATAAAACTAATCAAATGTTTTTAAGAGTCGATACCAATGATTCATCATATGGTAAAATATCTTATGAAGAGATTGTTTGGGATAATTATGATGCTATCATAATATCCGATTATGATAAAGGCTATCTTTCAAAAGAAGATATAGAATATATATGCACAAATCATAATAAAGTTTTTTTAGATACAAAAAAAATATTAGGAAATTATGCAAAAAAGGCACATTTTATTAAAATTAATAATTATGAATATGATATTACAAAAAATGAAATTGATGCTGAATTAAATAATATTTTAATAATTACTTTAGGTGGTAATGGTTGCAAATATAAAGATGAAATTTTTCCTGTTCCAAAAGTTGATGTAAAAGATACTTGTGGAGCAGGTGATACATTTATAGCATCTTTAGTTTTTGATTATTTAAAAAGTAATAATATAAAAAAATCAATTATATTTGCTAATAAATGTGCAACTCAAGTTATTCAAAAAAGAGGTACAAGTAAAGTTAATTTAGAATTAATATGATGAAAAAAGTTTTAATTACAGGCGGTGCAGGTTATTTAGGGTCTGTTTTAACCGAAGTTTTATTAAATAATGGATATCAAGTTACAGTACTTGATAATTTGTCTTATAAACAAATTTCATTAATAACATTCACACATAATAAAAATTTTAACTTTATTTTAGGTGATGTAAGAAATGAAAATGATTTAAAAGTATTAGTTGAAAAACATGATATCATTATTCCATTAGCTGCTATAGTTGGCATGCCTTCTTGTAAAAAGAATCCTGAATTAGCAATTCAAGTTAATTATGAACAAGTTAAAAACATAACAAAATGGGTGACTAAAAATCAAATATTATTGATACCAAACACTAATAGTCAATATGGTTCTTCTACTGAATTAATAACTGAAGATAGTCCATTTAATCCAATCTCCCTTTACGCACAAACAAAATGTGATGCTGAAAAAGCCGTATTAGATTTAGGAAATGGTATAGCATTAAGATTAGCAACTGTATTTGGTAGTTCTTATAGAATGCGTACTGATTTGTTAGTTAATGATTTTACATATAAAGCCGTAACTGATGGTTATTTAGTTTTATTTGAATCACATTTTATTCGTAATTATATACATATTAGAGATATTGCTAATACTTTTCTTTTTATGATTGAAAATTATGATAAATGTAATAATAATGCATTTAATGTAGGATTAAGTAAAGCAAATTGTACTAAATTAGAATTAGCAGAAAAAATTAAAAAATTTGTACCTGATTTAGTAATTGTTAAAAATGATTTTAAACAAGATTTTGACCAAAGAAATTATATGGTTTCAAATGCAAAACTAGAATCTAAAGGTTGGAAAGCAAATTATAGTTTAGATAATGGAATTGAAGAATTAATAAAATCATACAAACTAATAAATAATTATAATAACAAAAATTTCACAAATTTATAATATGAAATTAAATAATAAAAAAATTTTAATAACAGGTGGAATGGGATTTGTTGGAACAAATCTTATTTTGGAATTACAAAAAAGGGGTTTAACTTATTATGCACCCAAAAAAAATGAATATGATTTAAGAAAAGAAGATGATGTAAAAAAATTATTTGAATCATATAAACCTAATATTGTATTACATTTAGCAGGTAAAGTTGGTGGTATAGGTGCTAACAAAGAAAAACCCGGAGATTTTTTTTATGATAATATAATGATGGGTACATTAGTAACTCATTATTCTTACTTAAATAATGTAGAAAAGTTGGTTTCATTAGCAGCAGGTTGTGGTTATCCAAAATATTTGCCTGTACCATATACCGAAGAAGATTTTTGGAAAGACTTACCTGATGAAAATTCAATTGGTTACTCAATGGCTAAAAAAAATCTAATCATACAATCTTGGACATATAAAACACAATTTAATTTCAACTCTACTGTTTTATTACCTGCTAATTTATATGGTCCTCATGATAATTTTAATTTGGAAACTTCTCATGTTGTACCTGCATTAATTAGAAAATTTATTGAAGCTAGAAATGAAAATAAAAATGAAATTATTGTATGGGGAGATGGTACTTCTTCAAGAGAATTTTTATATGTTGATGATACGGTAAATGCAATTATTGATGCAATACATATTGATGAATGTGGTCCATTTAATTTAGGTACAGGAAAGGAAACATCAATTAAAGAATTAGTTGAAACTATAGCCGAATTAATAGGGTTTAATGGTAAAATAGTATGGGATTCATCTAAACCAAATGGTCAACCAAGACGTTTTTATGATATGTCTAAATTTAAAAAATATTTTGGATATGTACCAAATACAAATTTAGTTGATGGATTGCAAAAAACTATTAATTGGTATGAACAGACTCAATAATATATTAATTACAGGCGGTGCAGGTTTTATTGGCTCTAATCTTGCAAAATATTTATTAGCAAAAGGTTATAATATAACAGTTATTGATAATTTAGAAAGAGGTAAATTAGAATATTTACCCAAAAACATAAAATTTTATAATCTTGATTTAAGAGATTATGACTCTTTTAATGATTTATTTAAAAATCAAGATTGTATTATTCATCTAGCATCTAAAGTCGGTGGCATTGGAACTTATATTTCAAAACCGTATGAAGTAATGTCTTCAAATATAAAAATTGATAGTAATGTACTGAAAGCAGTTATTGAAAATAATATTACAAGATATTTTTATGCATCAAGCGCACATGTATATAATAAATCATTACAAGATGATAAGGATTCACCTTTAATAAAAGAATCGCAAGCATACCCTTCTGAACCAAGTTTATCTTATGGGTGGGCTAAATTAATTGGTGAGTTATCAATAGAATATGCAATAAAAGAAAATAAAAATTTAAAAGCTGCAATTGCAAGATTTATAGGTATTTATGGTCCTAACCAAGATTTTGATTTGGAAACAGGTTCTGTTATACCTGTATTTTGTCATAGAGCATTAAAACACCCTGAAATTGATTTTAAAATAATGGGTACAGGTCAAGAAACACGTTCATATTGTTATATTGATGATGCATTAGAATGTATTGAATTAATGATAAACAAGATGAATGATTTAGATTTAGTAGGTCCATTAAATGTTGGTAAAGAAGAAAGAGTATCTATATCTGAAATATCTAAAATAATTATTGAAATTTCTGATAAAAATATTGAACCATTTTATGATACATCTAAAGAAACATTAATTTGGGGTCAATGGTGTGACTGTAAAGAAGCTAAAAAAATATTAAATTGGGAAGCTAAAACATCTTTAAAAGATGGTATAAAAAACGTATTTTATGATATAAAAAATAGATTATGAAAAAATTTTTAATATTAACATCTATTAATGAACCATCTGTTGCGACAATTAAATATGCTCAAATTTCTGAAAAAAAAGATTGGCAATTAATTTTTATAGGTGATTTAAAAACACCACATTCATCATATATAAATTTAGAAAATAAATATAAAAATTTTACTTATTTAACACCTGAAAGACAAGAAGAATTATATCCTGAATTAAGTGAGGCTATAGGTTGGAATAAATGTCAAAGAAGAAATATTGGGTTTCTTTATGCTTATGATAATGGATGTGATATCTTATGTACAACAGATGATGATAATATACCATATGACAATTGGGGTGATGAAATTTTTGTTGGACAAACTATAGAAGTAGATTGTTATGATAATAAATCTAATAATGTTTTTGACCCAATATCACCTACAGAACATAATATTTTATGGCATAGAGGATATCCAATTGAATATGTACCACAAAAAAATAATATTGAATATAAAGGTAAAATAAGTAGGAAAGTATTAGTTCAAGCAGATTTTTGGGATGGTGACCCTGATATAGATGCAATTTGCAGATTAACACATAAACCAATTGTTAAATTTAAAGATTTTAAACCTTTTTGTAGTAATCAAATCGCACCATTCAATTCACAAAATACATTTTTACATAGAGATGTAATACCATTTTATGTTGTTTTTCCTTATCTTGGTAGAATGGATGATATTTGGGGTGCATATGTATTACAATATTATTTTCCAAATTCAGTTATTTATAATAAAGCAACTGTTTATCAAGAAAGAAATATTCATAATTTAGTTAATAATCTAAAAGATGAAATTATTGGTTATAAAGATTCTTTAAATTTAATAAATAATTTAGAAAATTTTGAAAAATATTTACCAAATGAAGTCAATAAGTTTTGGAATTCGTATAGAAATCATTTTTAAAAAAAATGGATAAAATAAAAAAAATCATTTTTCATTTAGAAAAAAGTATAGATTTAGCTGAAAAAAATATATCTAAATTAGATGATTATGTTATATTTAGTAACACAGCTATGACAGGTGAAAAAACTAGACATTTTTATAATAATTTATTATCTTATGAAGATTCTAGATATCTTGAAATTGGTACAGGTGGTGGAAGTTCAGTTTGTTCCGCAATGTATAAAAACAAAGCTACTGTTTTAGGTGTGGATGATTTTTCTGAAATTCATAGCTATGGTAATTCAATAGATGAATTAAATTATAATGTAGAAAAATATAAAGGGGAGAATTTATTTAATTTTATTAATTTAGATTGTTTTAAAATTGATGCTTTAGATATTGGTAAATTCAATATGTTCCTATATGATGGTGACCACTCATATAATGCACATAATAATTCATTAAAACATTTTTATAATTGTTTAGATGATATTTTTATTTATATAATAGATGATTGGAATTGGAATGAACCTAGAACTGCAACAATTGATTCAATTAAAGAATTAAAATTAGAAATTATATGGAAAAAAGAAATTTTTACAACAGATAATTTAATTGATAAAATATTTTTACCCGAAAATGTTATTGGTAAAACTTGGTGGAATGGTATTGGTATTTTTTTACTAAAAAAAATATGAAAAAACTTGAAGAGATAACACTAGAAAATTTTGAAAATTTTTTTATAAAAAATTTAGATTTATCTCATTCTCAGATAAAACAAGATTTATTTGTTTTATTTGTTTTAGATATGAAAAAAAATGGTTTTTTTGTTGAATTCGGTGCTTGTGATGGTATTGAATTAAGTAATACATTAACACTAGAAAAAAATTTTAATTGGAAAGGTATATTAAGTGAACCTTGCAAGTTTTGGCATAAAGATTTATTTGAAAATAGGAAATGTAATATAAATATTGATGCTGTTTGGAGTAATTCAAATGAAAAAATGCTTTTCAATGAAGTTGATTCATTTAAAACACTTTCTAATATTGATTTTATAAATCCGAATGATGATTTTAATGATTTACGTCAAAAAACAACCAATGTAAAATATGAAGTAAATACGATTTCATTAAAAGATTTATTATTAAAATTTGATTCACCAAAAAATATTGATTATCTATCAATAGATACAGAAGGAAGTGAATTTGAAATTATAAAAAATTTTGATTTTAATCTTTATAATATAAAAATAATAACAATTGAACATAATTGGTCAAAAAATAATACAACAAACACTAAACATAAAATATACGATTTACTTACAAATAATGGTTATAAAAATGTCTTGTCTGAAATTTCAGGACAAGATGATTGGTATATTAAATTTTAAAATATGAAAAAAGCACTTATTACAGGTATAAATGGGCAGGATGGTTCATATTTAGCTGAACTTTTATTAGAAAAGGGTTATGAAGTACACGGTACTTTAAAAAGAAATTCAGTTTCGGAAAATCAAACCGCAAGATTAGATAGTGTATATGAAAGATTAATTCTTCATTATGCAGATATGACAGATATTTCTTCTTTAATTTTTGTTATTAATAAAGTTAAACCCGATGAAATATATAATTTAGCAGCGCAATCGCATGTTAGGATTAGTTTTGACCAACCAATTTATACAGCAAATGTAACAGGTTTAGGTACATTAAATCTTTTAGAATCTGTAAGAAATATAAATCCTGATATTAAAATATATCAAGCATCTTCATCTGAAATGTTTGGTAATTCAATTGATAAAGATGGTTTTCAAAGAGAAACAACACCTATGAATCCTGTGTCACCATATGGATGTGCTAAAGTTTTTTCATATAATATTACTAGAAATTATAGAAATTCATATGGAATTAAAATTTGGAATGGTATTCTTTTTAATCATGAATCACCAAGAAGGGGTACTAATTTTGTAACAAACAAAGTTGTAAAAGCAGCAGTTAGAATTAAATTTGGGTTACAAGATAAACTTTATTTAGGTAATTTAGAAGCAACTAGAGATTGGGGTCATGCTAAAGATTATGTGTATGCAATGTGGTTAATGCTTCAATCTGAAACACCTGATGATTATGTTTGCGCTACAGGTATATCTCATTCTGTTAGAGAACTTTGTGAGTATGTTTTTTCAAAACTTGGGTTAGATTATAAAAATTATGTAATGCAGGACCAAAAACATTTAAGACCTGAAGAATTAAATAATCTAAAAGGAGACCCAAGTAAGCTTGTAAAAAAATTAGGTTGGACTCATAAATATACTTTTGAATCTATGCTTGATGAAATGATTGAGTATTGGGTGAAATTTTATGGATAAAAGTTCTATATTTGTAATATGATTACAAAAATCGCCCATCTTGCCGATATCCATTTTCAAAATAACTTGGATAGGTTAGGGGAGCAAAAGCACATTTCAAGTTTGACAATTGAATCTCTTACATCGGATAAACCCGATTTGATTGTAATTGCAGGTGACCTTTTCCACAATTATGTAAAACCTTTTAATGAAATTAATGTTCTTGCAGGTGATTTCTTAAACTCATGCGCTATGATTGCACCTGTTGTGATTATTGATGGTAATCATGATATAATGAAATCAAATCTCAATAGAATGTCATCTATTAAGATGCTTGTTGAGATTATTAACAATCCTAATATACACTACTATGATTCAACAGGTTTTTTTACACTTGATAATATTGTTTTCGCTGTTTGGTATCACCCTGATAGAAAATCCCCTTGGCTTGAATTCAATCAAGAAGAGTGTGATAATTCTAAGTGCTATATTGACCTTTTCCATGACCCAATCAATGGATGCTATCTTCAAAATGGACAACTCCATACCGATAGTAATCTTGTTTCTCTTGCTGATTTTAAAGGTGATATTGTGATGGCAGGAGATATACATCTCCAACAATCATATCAAAAAAATGGAAAAGAGTTTTTTGCTTACCCATCGTCATTATATTGTACCAATTATGGCGAAGGTGATAATGCTTTTCACGGTTATCTTCTTTGGGATATTGAAGCAAAAACTTTTGAAAAGAAAGAAATAATCTCTGATTATAAATATTTTAATATATATATCAATGAAGATTTTGATTATGAAAACCTAAACATTGAACTTAAAAATGTTGGTAAATATAATCATATTAAAATTCATTGGATGGACCAATACTCAACATTCACCAATGAAAATAAGCAAAGAATCAAGAAACATTTAGAATCTAAATATGGCGAATTCGCCACCATTAAATTTGATAAATCAAAGATTTTAAATAAATCTTTAAAGATTAAAGAATTTGATGAAACGATTGATTTAAATAATGATGATAGTGTAAGACAAGAATTTATAAACTTTTTGAAAGCCAAGAACTATCAAGAAGACTTTATTAAAGATGTTTTATCACTTGATAATGAGATATCATCATTAATTGAAAAGGATGTAGAGAATCAATTTTATGATTGGAAAGTTAAAAGGATTGTATTAGATAATTTTAAATCACATGGAGAAAGATATGAACTTGATTTAACAGATAAGAATGGAATCATTCAAATCTATGGAGAGAATCAAGTTGGGAAATGTGTTCATCCCGATACAAAAATTAATATTAGATTTAACGAAGAAGAAATAATTACAAAACTTGGATATTTACCTGATTTTTTTAAAATAAATGGATAAAACAGTATTACTTACACTTATTCTTGGAGGTACATTAGTTTACTTCAAACAATTCTTTCTTTTTGTTTTAACAACATTAAGAGATAGAATTATCTGTTCGATGAAAATTGAAGAAAGTTCTTTTTTCTTTTATTCATTTCAAAACTTTGTTTTATCTGAAAAACAAGAGTCTATTAAAAATCTTTATTATAGAACATTATATGATAATTTTATAAGTTCAGATAGCTTTGATGTTAATATGTTTTATAACTCAGGATTTATTTATTTTAAATTTAAAGGAAATAGATTCTTAGTATTAAAGAATGCCGAAAATATTCAAAACAGTATGACACCATACAAGAACAATAAACATATGTTTATGATTTTTTGTAGAAATAAGTCTATTTTGAAAGAATTAATGGATTATGTTGATAATAACTATGGTAATAAATATATAAAGTATTTTTATAATTTTAATGGTGAAATTAGATGTGCAGGTAAGGTTATAAATAAGACATTTGATAATATTTATCTTGATAATAATGTATCAGAATTTCTTAAAAATGATTTAGATAGATTTAATTCTTCAAAAGAAAAATATGAAAATTATGGAATTAGATATAAAAGAACATATCTATTTTATGGACCTCCCGGAACAGGTAAATCATCTTTATCTTTAGGTATATCCAATTATACTAAAAGAGATATAATGGCAATTAATTTATCAAAAGATATGACAGATGCTAATCTTATTGCATTAATCTCAGATAGACCTAAAAAATCAATAGTTTTATTTGAAGATATTGATTGTTTATTGGATGATATCAATAGAAAGGAAGAAAAGAAAGATTCTGATGTTAAAATTTCACTTTCTTGCATTTTAAATATTTTAGATGGTATATATACACCAAATGATGTTATATTTATTATAACAACTAATGAACTTGATAAAATTGATGAAGCTATTAAAAGAAAAGGCAGAACTGATGTTTTAATGGAAATTAAAAAACCAAGTGAGAATTTAATTGAAGATTTAAAAATAAAATTTAATATAGATAACGATA